TTCTTTATAAATTTCTAAAAGTTCTTTTGAAGACTTGCCTATATATTTTTTATCCAAAATAGGACTTATTTTTTTATACCAATCTAAAACCTCAATAACTATTTGCTTTTCTTGTGCTGTCATAACTCTTTAATTATTTGGTTAACTTCAATCTGCAACTTTTCCAGTTGTACTTCCTGTTCAAATAATAACCCGAAAGCAACGCTACAATCTTGTAACTCTTCGATTTCACGCACTAACTGTTTCAATCTTGAAACTACATTAGTTTTGATTACTGTATCATTCATAACTACTTATTTAAAGCCATTAATATTTGAGAACCATTTAAACCTTTAGTTGATTTTAAGAAGTTTGAAAACTCCGCATTTTTACGTCTGTTTTCAGCTTGTACCTTTGTCATTTCATCTTTGATAGTGAAAAGCACTACAAGGTATCTACCCGCTTTATCTGTATGAATATAGTCTTTAGCAACTATCCTTTCATATCGGTTGTGCAATGTTTCTAATCTAGTCATTAGTTCTACTTTTTAATGCCTCATTTGCGCACTTTGTGAGTGCATCCGCTTGAAGCTGATTAATAAATTCACTACATTTCTTTTGGATATTATCCTCACCAATCAAGTCAATAGTTGACTTTTTGGTGTAAACCCTAACCAACGTTTGTTTGTCGTTAGGGTCGATTTGCTTTCTGCCTCGCTTTGCCATTACCTTACTTGTGTTCCATCAAATTTAGTAAAGTGATTTTCTTCTTTATTAAATTTTTGATTAAATTTCAACTCTTCTCTTTTCATTTGTTCGTTTGCTAATTTTGTAGAAGTTTCTAAATTCATGCCTAATGCTAAAAATTTGTTTACTAAAGTTTTCATAATTTCTATTTTTTTTATTATTACCATACAAAGATAAAACTAATTTTCTAATAAAAAAATTATTTAATGATTATTTTATAAATATTTTATTATTTATATTGATTATAAATAAAAAACCCCCGCATTTCTGCGAGGGTAATTAACCAAAATCAAAACTTATTATATGAAAGTGTAAATGTATAAAATTATTTCTTTTGTTCTTTAAAATAATCATCAATAATTTTCTTCAATTCGTTTTCTCTTGCTTTTTTGTAATGCTGCCAAACATAAATCATAGATTTTGCCCAAGTGCCTAAAGGTTTTTTTTCGTTGGTTTGTATTTTTACATTAGCTTCTGAGGTTCCGATTATATCGGCTACATCTTTGTTATTTAGATCTAAATCACGTTTCATTAATTTAAAATCTCTTGCTGTAAATTCGTTTTCCATTTTTAATTCCCTTTTTTTAAAATGTTTATATTTTTTTCAATCAGTTCTAAAACTTCACTTTTATTTTCAAAAGTTACCCATTTCCATTTCTTTGCAACAATTCCACGATGTGTATTTGTACAATACGCTTCTGTAATTTCCATAAATTGAAAATACTTTAATTCAGAATTTTCAATTTTGTTAATTGATATTTCAGGATAGCAAATATTTTCTTTGCCGTTTTTTACTATTGGTGTAAATGTTCGCATGATTATGATGTTTTAATTTAAGGTTGTTATTACTGAAAATGAAACTTTATTTTAGCTTTTATGTTTTTACGAGGTAATTTATTTGTGTTCATCGGTTTCTGTTTTTAAGATTTTTATATTTCTTCTGCATAAGCCCAATCCCAATTAGAAGCGTCAATCACTTTTTGAGCATCTTCTTGTGTATTGAAAATCCAAGCACTATCGTAATCTCCTGTGTTACTTAAATCTTCTGCGATATACGGTTTTCCTGTATTTTCTGTTTTATCACAAATAACATATCTTACTTTCTCTACAATAAAATCACTTTCATCATATCCGTTTCCGTTTTTATTTTCATTTGGCGAATTAAACCAAGTGATTTCTGATTGAACGTGAGCATTTGCTAATTCTGAATTGTCAAATAATTGAACATTTCCGTTGATTGTGTTTGTTACTCTAGTTTTCATAATTTTTTATTTATCAAGTTAATGTTTAATGCTTTTTCGCATAAATGCTTAGTTTTTGAAAATTGTTCCTGCCATAATAAATGATATTTATTAGCCAAAAATTCAATTGCTAACAATTCATTATAGTAAGGTCTTAGCGCATTTTGTCCGCACTCAATCCATCCATCATTTGGGTTTTCTTTTTCGTATTTTTGACATTTTCTGAAGTAAGTCAAAAAAGTATTTGCGTTTGTAATTGCGCATTGTATTTTTGAACGTTCCAAAATGCTTTCTTGAAAACCAATTGGCAAATTATTAAATTGTTGTATTGAAAGTGTTTTCATGTTACAAATTTTTTAAAAGTTGTTTTTGTTTTTTGATTTGGTCTTTAATGCTATGCTTTAATATAGCGTTTTTGTCATTCCTAAGCTAGTTTTTTAGGTTTTTGATGTCTTCCTTTATTCTTTCTTTTTCGGGTGTTGATTTCATGGATTTGGTTTTAAAATTGTTTTTTGACTTAATACTTTTTGAATTGCATTAATTAAATGACAGCAGTCAAGTCCGCACGGATCAATGTCAGCAATTTTTTCAAGCGATGTTAGTATTTCACTTGCAACAGCTTCTACTTTTCTTAATCGTGCTATTTCAGGTGCGAATAATTTTTCTAAATTTTCGTTGTACCTTTGTGCTTTTGTTTTGTTTGCCATGATTTCTAATTTTTAAAAAAGTTAGTTCTATTATTAAAATATTCATTTGCCGTAAATTCAGCATCTTTTAAATTATCATACTGCCAAGATACACAAGTAGCATCTGAAGGTTTACCTGTGCAAACTATAAAACCGTTTGAATTTTGTTTTATGTAGCAAATTATTTTTTTGTCTTTTTTATAAAGTAGTGGTTTCATAATTATAGTTTTTAATGTTAATTTAAAAATTCGTTTACTATTTCTTTTGCTGCATCCATCCCGATATATAATTTTTTTCTATACACAAAATCTATAACGTTTTTTTTGCTCGTTTCTATTTGTACCTTTAAATCAAATCGGTTTTCGCCTGATTCTCTTAATTGTGTATATTTGTCTATTTTTTCAATTTCGCAGATGTTTACACCTCTATTCGTTTCTCTGTAGATAATTTGATATTTTGCCATGTTTTCTATTTTTTTAAATTAATAATCTTATCATTTGTCCTGCTATATATAAAATAGTAAGGATTATAAATATTTGGTTAAAATTGACAGTTAACCAAAATTTAATGATTTTTATTTGTGTTTTCATTTGTTTAAGATTTTAAACTCGTTTAACTCCCTTGTAAATGACTCCAGACGGTCTATATTATAAGAAAATCGAGAACTATCTTGATATTGCATTTTTTCGCAAAGTGCATAAATTTCCTGTTTCATTTTTTCATTAAATTTATTAGCTTTTGCCTGTAGTTTGATTAGTTTTTTTTCTGGTGTCATGATTTTTATTTTTTAGGGTTAATTTTTTTTAAAGATGTTTGAAAATGATTTTTACAAAATTTTATATTTAAATGCCTGTTGTTTTGTTCTTTTGGAAACTTATCTTTAGTTCCAATTAAAAAATGTTGATTAAGTTCGCATCCGCAAATATGGAGTATTTTAATGCTTTGCTTGTTAGATGTTATTTGCGGATTGCCCTCAATGCTTAAAAACTTTTTTTCGTTGATTAAAACTATATTAATTTGCATAATTATATAATTTAATTGCTTTGCGTTTTTGTTCTTTTTTAGTGACTTTAGATATTCTGTAAACATCAAATGTCTTTCCGCTTGAAACGGTTTTAAATTCGTACCCAATAGCGTTAAAAATTCTATCATAACACGATACACCGACACCGCCTTCAAAATTTGGTAAAATTCCATAACCAGAACCATAGCCAAATAATTCACGATTTGTTAATTTATGTTTTTTGTTTTTTAGTTCATACATTAATTGTAAAAATTGCGGGATTTGGTTTAAAACTTTTGCAACGGCTGTACTACATTTGTCGTAACCACACCCGCCAATTGAACCGCTTGAAATAAAACCTAAATCAAAAACACGAGTTTCCGCTGTTGGATTACTTCCCCACATAGAGGATTTTTTCCATTCAACTGTAATAGTTAATTCGTCAATAGGTTGTAAATTTTCATTAAAAACTAATTGATTTTGCAATGATTCAATTTTTTTAACAGTCTGCTTTTCTAGTCTGTCAATTAAATAGCTTTTTAATTCAGTAACATTTTTAAAAACGTGATTTTTTTTAGTAGCTGGTAAAAGTTGCGATAAATACCATTCTAAATTTTTTGCCTCGTTTGTTTCAATTTTGCGAATACTTAATAAAGTTTCATTTTTTCTTTTTAATACTTCAGTAGTTAAAAGTTTGGATAAATTTTTCATATTTTTTAGTGTTCAGTTTTAAACCTGTTCCCGTTGATTATTAAAATTTAAAGTTAAAATAAAGGTTTATAAATAGCGCAAATGCGCAAAGGATTAATAAATAAGTCAAGCATAAAATTTGGTCAATTCGCCAATTATAAAGGCAAAGCACAAGCACCAGAACAACAAAGGCAAAAGAAAAAATAAAGTTTACTAAAAAGTTTAATGTTTTCATAGTGTAAAGTATTAAATATTAATTCCGTTTGCTTTTAAAAATTGTTGAGGTATTTCACGAGTTAAGACAATTTCATTGTCTTTTATATCTGAAATTTTTGTAACGCTTGTTTTTATCAAAGAATCACAATAAAAATATTTGCCGTCAAAAAATGCAACTGGGCTATATAAATAACGTCCTGTTTTAATGTTGTTCTTTGAATACAAATGTAATTTCACGATTTTAGGTTTCATAATAAATAGGATTAAATTAATATTTGTTTTTGTATCACTATATAAAAGTAGTTTATATTTATCTATTTAGCTAATATATTATATATTTTAACATAAATTTAACATATTATAAGTATTAAATATGTATTATCTTACATATATACAACCTATTGATTTTTTTTTTAAGTTTGTCAATATTAAAATATAAAACAATGGAAAATCCTAAGAAAAGAAAGTACACCAAACGGAAAGTTTATACACTCCCAAAAGCTATTGATTACTCGAACCCAACGACACAACAAATACAAGCAATAACGCAAATACTAAATGAAGTGAGCAAAGGAAACAGCGTAACAAAAGCAATAGACAAACTACAAACGATAAGCCAGTCAACGTTCACTCAGATAGTGTATACAAACGAAACACTCAAAACAAATTACGCGCGCGCCTGCGAAGAACGCGAAGTGGTGTTATTTAACAGCGCCTTAGATGTTGCAAGAGACACTTCAAACGATTTCTATATCGATGAAAATGGCAACAGGAAACCAAACCCTGTAGCGGTACAACGTGCAAGGCTAATAAATGACACGATCTTTAAGTCGTTATCTATAATGAACAACAAGAAGTACGGAACTAAGGCAACGATAGAAGCAAATGTAAACACAACGCAGCCACTATCTTTGGAGCAAGTTAACGAGATACTCAACACGATAGATATAACGCACACGGAGGACAACGAATGATAAACTTTTGATTGAAAGAGGGGGAGGGGTATAATACTCGTAAAATAATTTTTTTATAAAATTCGCTGTATGTTTTTTTTTTGGATTAAGGAATGGAAGTTAAAAAAAATATTTTTGCAATTTTTTGTCTGTAAAAAAGTATTTTTGGTTGATATGTATAAATAAATAAAGAAGATAGTCGTTAAGAGGTCAATAAAATCAGTACTTAACAAGGGTTGAATGTGCAAAAATGTACAAAGTTTGTGTATAAATGTACAAATATGCGCAAAATTGTCTATATTTGTAGTGTTAATTTTATGATTTAAAGATGAGTTTAAGAAAGGATTGCGAGAGTATAATAAGATATAATCATAATGAAATTCCTGCTGTAATAAATTTAGACACTGGTGAGATAAGGGAGTTTGTGGGTGTTGGTGTTAAAAAAGAAATGCGAGATAAGACAATGGAATATTTTAGGAGTAACCAACCTTATCAAAGATTTTTCACTAATGCTTGGGGGTTATTAAGAACTCAAACAAATGATTTAGAGTATAGTGTTGCTCAACAATTAGGGCAACGTGCAAAAGCATATACAAATTCATTAGAGCCAATAAAACCTGAAAGCACTATGGTTTACTTATCTACTGAATTAAATATTGATAGGCGTAAGGTTTTTGCTATTGTAGATAAGTTATTTAAGCTAGGAGTTATAGGAAAGTTTGAGGTTTACGATAGGTTTGAGGTACATCACAATTATTGGGTTTTTAATCCATATTTGAGTTTTAATGGTAGGGGGATAAAAAAAGATGTTGTTACTTTATTTGATAGAACATATTACGCTAATTTATGAATTTAACACCTACACAGATACTACAAGCTAAATTGATGGGTAGTAGTTTATTGTTTACAAAGTACTTCTTTCAAAAGAGGTTTAATCGTGGTTTTGTGGTTAATAGTCATCATGAAACTATATGCAAGGCGTTGGATAGGATAATCCGTGGGGATTTAACGAGGGTTTGTATTAGTATAGCGCCGAGATACGGCAAGACTGAATTAGCGGTAAAAAACTTTATAGCATTAGGTTTAGCGCATAATCCGAGTGCAAAGTTTATACACTTGAGTTATTCTGGTAGTTTGGCTGAGGATAATAGTGAAAGCGTTAGGGATTTTGTAGATAGTGAAGATTATAGACAAGTATTTCCTTATGTAGAATTAAGTAAGAGTAGCGCAAGTAAGAGTAAGTGGGCTACTACGAGAGGCGGTGGAGTTTATGCTACGGCTACTGGTGGACAAATTACAGGTTTTGGTGCTGGAGAGGTTGATAGGGATTTAAATGATGCTTTGCCTAATCAAAATGATACTAAAAGATTTGCTGGCGCAATTATAATAGACGATGCTTTGAAACCTGATGATGCTTTGAGTGACTTGAAAAGACAAAGAGTAAACGAAAGGTTTGAGAATACGATTAGATCAAGGACAAACAGTAGAAATACTCCGATTATTGTAATTGGTCAAAGGTTGCATAGTAACGACTTAATTGGTTATTTAAAAGAAACAGAAGAAGATAAATGGGAATTTATAGATATTCCTTGCATAACAACTGATGATTTTGGAAATGAACACGCTTTATGGGAATTTAAGCAAACATTAGAAGAATTGAATAACATTAGACAAATAGATGAAAATGTATTTGAAACGCAATATCAACAAAACCCACAGGATTTAAAAGGTAAGCTATTACCATTACAAAGTTTAAAGTTTTGGAATTTATGTAATATACCGTCGAGTAGTATTGTATTTAAGTTTGCAGTTGGCGACCCTGCTAATGTAGGTGGGGATTATTACTCGATACCATTTATGCACGTTGCAATAATTGAAAATAAATTACTATGCTTTGTTAAGGGTGTTGTTCATAGTAAAGAGGGAATAGAGATAGTAAATGATAGAATGATTGATAAAACTAGGGAACATTTTATTGAAGAAGTTTTTTTGGAGGTTAATGGAATAGGTGCAGCTGCTTTTATGCTTTTAAAGAGGGATTTAAGCAATACAACGACTGTTAAGCCATTTACGGTAACAATTCCAAAAGAAGCTAGGATATTGTCAAACTCTGAATTTATAAAGAATCACTTTGTATTTGATGAAAGGTATAAAGAGGATGTTGAATATGCAAGATTTATAAACCATATTACAAGCTACGATAGGGAAAGTAGTAATACGCATAAAAAAGATGCTATTGATAGTTTGGCAAGTGCCGCTAACATCTTAAAGATAAAATATAAAAATTTGTTGTATGGATAAGAAATCATTATCACTTTTAAACCAAAAAACTATTGTGGAAGTTGTGAAGTTAAACGAGTTTGGAGAATTTGTCCAAATGTTAGACATGGAATACGGAAAGTGGTTAAATTTCAAAGGGCAAAAAGGATTTGCCTACATAAGTTTTCAAAAAGGATTTAGTCAATTTAAAAAAAAGTTAATATGAAAAAGTTATTTTTATTTTTAGGATTTGTTTTATTCGGTTGTAGCGAAGAAAAAAACAATGATTGTAAATGTACTGCTAAATATACGAATGTTGCAAACAATACATCGTATTATGTATCCAACACACCTATTGATTGCGAAACACAATATCCGATAGATAATCAAGAGGGTGGCGATGTTTGGTATATGGGATGTGTAGAAAATTAAAAAAAAAGTTATTGTTATTAAATTTTTTATATATTTGTTGCAATAAATTTGTGTGAAGTTGCATAATGATATTTAAAATGAACGTAAAAACTAATTTTTTAAAAACAAAAGTCTTAGTCGATTAATTTCGATTAGGACTTTTTTTATATATAATTAATGGCTTGGTCTTTATTTGGTAAAAAAAAGAGTTCTCCTCAAGGATTTGCAGAATTGCAAAATGATGGTGCATGGTTAAGTTATTTTAATCAGTATCTACAAAATGCCAACGGGGATAAACTTATAAAATTTCAACAAGACAACGCATTTGAATTAGCTAATACTATTGCCGAAGTTTTTATACCAATAGATGCTATTGCGGAAAGAACAAGTAGTGTAAAGTATAATATTGTAAATAAGGCAACGCAAGAGGTAATTATTCCATCGGGGAATCTAAAAGAAAAATTAGAAAAGCCAAATCCGATAGATACATTTGAGGACATTATTTATCAAATGATTTTTTCTAAGTTAGCTGATGGTAATAGTTATACTTATACAAAAACCGCTGAAAGTATTGTTAATCCAACAATTGATAATATCAGTAATATTTGGGTGTTAAAACCAAACGTTACAAAAGCAATATTAAAAAAGAGTATTTCAAATCCTTTTTTAATGAAAAACATTTCAGATTTGATTGATTATTACAAAACGTTCTTTTTTTATGAGCAGAATATTTCTCCTAAATATGTTTTACACAGAACGCCACTTGGAATAACAGAAAGCGGAATGGGTAAAAGCCCTTTATTTGCGTGTAGTAAGAACATAAATAACATATTAGCAGTCTATCAAGCAAGGTATAATGTTTATGCTAAAAATGGTAATGCAGGAATTTTAGCTAAAGCACCAGTGGGCGGAGGCGGAGCAAGTTTACAAGAAGCTATTGATCCAATAACAAGGGACACAATGCTAAAGGATTTACAAGATAGAAACGGATTGATAGGAGATAAAAATTTTATAGGATTATCAAGCGTTCCGATGCAATTCATTAAAACGCTTGGAACTATTAAGGAATTAGAGCCGTTTGATGAAACTTTAGAAAACGCTATCAAGATTGCAGGGGTTTTTGGGGTTAATAAAGAGCTTATTCCTAAAAAAGATAATGCTACTTTTAGTAATCAAATGATAGCGGAAAAAAGTTTTTGGCAAAATGTTATAAAATCGACTTGTGAGCAAGTAGCTGAGGACTTAAATAAGATTTATTATTTGCCAAAAGAATGGGAGTTTAAACCTAATTTTAGCGGAATAGAAGCGTTACAAGAAGATAAAAAGGCAGGATTAGAAGCGGATGGGTTATATATTGACAATTTAGACAAATTAACAGCAAGTGGTTACGATATGACACAAGCATTTACTAACATAGAAGCTAAATACAATGGAAAATAAATTATTAGAATTTAAGGCACAAAGGGATTTATATAAAAATCCTGTATCGTTAGAATTAGATGCTGTTCGTGCAAAATTAGAAATCACTACCGATAGAAAGGTAAAAGGTTATGCTATTGTGTGGGGTAGTAAAAACGACTATAAAGAAATAGTTATTCGTGGTGCTACTTTAAATAGTTTAAATGCAAGAGGCGTAGGAAGTACTGGTGGAAATCCTATTTTAATATTAAACCAACATAACCAAGAGCAACCTTTATGCCGACCAACTGTATTGTTTGAGGATGATTATGGCTTGTACTTTGAGGGTGATATAATTGAAAGTGTAGGATATGCAAACGATGTAGTAGAACAAGTAAGACAAGGCGTTGTAAAGCAAGTTTCTTATGGTTTTAACTATGTGTGGGATAAAATGGTATATGACGATGTAGAAGATGCTTATATATTAAAAGAAATTAAGTTAGGGGAAATTTCATTAGTTACTTTTTCAAGTGACGAAAAAGCACAATTAAGAAGTTTTAAACAATTACAAGAAGATGCAATACTGGCTAAATTCAGTCCAGAGCAAATAAACGATTTATATAACCTTTTAGAAACAAGAGCCGCGACGAACACTCCAAAAGAAAAAGAGATTATAGAAATCGACAAGAGTAGAGTAACAATTTTTTAAAAAAACAAAAAAATGGAAAATTTTAATTTAAGAAGCGCATTAGAAAAAACAGGTGCGACTTTAGACGAAAATCAAATTAAGTTCGTTTCGGCATTTGAAAACGCACTTAATGAAAGAGCAAAAGCTCAAGACGAAGCATATTCTGTTTCTATGCAAGAAGCATTACGTTCAGTAATTGGTACAGAGCAAAAAGACGAAAATGGCAATGTAGTGAATATCGCTACTCAAATCAGAAATCTTGCTGAAGCATTAGAGAGAACGGAAAAAAGCCAAATCCGTAAAATGGATAGTACAGAGAAATTCCAATTAAGAAAATTAATCGAGGATAACGCTACTAACATCCGTTCTGCAATCAAAAATGGTACAGATTTAGAGTTAGAGTTCAGAGCCGCGGCTAAATTTACTGCTGCAACTGCGGTGGCAAATGACACAGGGGTTTTACTTCCTTTGAACGAGAACTACGAATTTGAAGAAGGAGTAGTTAGATTGAGATACCCTGCAAACTTTGTATTGGAAAGTATTTCTAATAGAATGGTAAGCAAAGTGCCTCAACAAATTATCAAAAACGAACAAGCTACTCAAGAAGGAGCTGTTGCGGTTGTTGCAGAGGGTGGAACAAAACCACTTATTTCAGACACCTTCCTAAGAACGCTTACAGTTCGTAAAAAATACGCAGGTCGTATTGAGTGGACAGAAGAGTTTGAAATGGATAACGAAAGATTGTTTAATGACATTCTTGATATGTTTGAAAAACAAGTACTACGTGCTTGGAACGCTGGTTTGTTAGCTGACATCGTTGCTAACGGTACTGCTTATACAACTTCTGTAATGGATGATACTTTGGTAGTCCCTGACAATGCTTTAGCTGCTATTGCTGCTCAATCTGTAATCAACGGAATGAACTTTAATGCTGATACTGTGTATATGCACCCATCAGATTTAGTAACTACTGCTTTCACTCAAGACGTTGATGGTAATTTCAGAATTAAACCATACTTAATGGATGGAAAAATAAATGGAATGAATGTTTACGCTAATAATGGTGTAACTCAAGGTACGGCTGTTGTAATGGATAGCTCAATTTATAAAGAGCAACACGGAGGATTTATTTTAAGATTTGGTACTTACAATGACCAATTCATTAAAAATGAGAAATCAGCAATTGGTGAAGTATTCTCTATCTTAACAGTAGCGAAAAACCAAAAACCAGGCGTTATGGCTATCACATTAGCAACTGTAAAAGCTGCTTTATTAAAACCGTAGTAATTTTAAATATTTAGATATGTCAAATTTTAGTGTAGAGAACAAAGAACAGAATGTAGTAGGAACAGCAACCTTTCACAAGGAAACTGACTACAAGGTAATCGAAATGGGCGGTATTTTATACTGCGAACATAAGATTATGGCAGACAAATTAATTGCAAAAGGAGTAGCTAAATTAGCAAAAAACCAAGCGATTGAAATGGGAGAAGCCCCTATACAAGAAACTGTTTTAGGTAAAGTTAAGAAATAATGATAATAAATGCTCAATACTTTCAAACAAAGGAATTATACATCCCTAATTCAGTTGCACAACCGAGCATCGGGAGTGTATCACCGTCTGCTACGACGCAGTTAAACGAGGAAATTGAAAGTATTGAGCAATCATTATTACTTGATATTCTTGGCTACGAGCAACTACAAGAGTTAAATGCGCAGTTTGAAACTAACGGAAATTGGAAAACAGGTGCTTTGCAGAAATGGAAAGATTTAGTTGATGGTAAAGATGATTGGAAAGGTCTAAGATATACTATTGGAACAAAGAAAATAAGTTTAATAGCTTATTATGTGTTCTTTTATTACTTAGGAATGGACTTTCATACTTATTCTACTACTGGTATGCAAATACCAAAAGCTGAAAATTCAACAGTAAATGATCCAAGTGTAAAACAAGTAACTGTTTGGAATAAATTTGTGCAGATGTATGTAGGAAACGGAATGTATGATAATGGCGATATTTCAAATAATTGGAATGGAAGCTATATCAGTTTTGGTGATACAAAGATTGGTAATGAAGTAACTTTGTATAAATTCTTGAGTAATAATCGGGATGTTTACGAAATTAAATACTTCACTAACAAAACGCCTTTAAATCACTATAGATTATGATAGTTGTAGAGAAGTTTTTAAACGACTTATTTGATGATTTGCCTTTGATAGATGGTTATAAGACTGTTTACAAATGGGGGAACAAATTACATCTACTTAAACAACTTGAATTATATTCAAAAGAAGCCAAAACAATATATCCGCTAATATATCAAACATCAAACTCAAGTACTCAAGGTAAAGGAGAATGTGAAACAAAATTAAGTTTCGTATTAGCTTGTCAAAACTTAAACGTTAATTTAACGAATGAGCAAAGATGGGCAATGAGTTACGATAAAGTTTTATATCCTTTAGTAGAAAACATTGAAAACATTTTTAGAAGTAGCGGTAGTGTAACGTGGACAAATAGTTATTCTATAACCGAGTTCCCAAATTATGGAAACGGAGAAGAGAATTTCACAATTGACAAATGGGATGCTATCCTTTTAGAAACAACAATTAAAATAACAAACGTACAAACGTGTAATTAAAAAAAAATAGAAATTATGGCAATTATAACAGGTGTAGATTGCACCACAAGCAGATACGGTAGCGGACTTGAAGCGTGTCAAGCTATTGAGGGATTACCAAACGGGGTAATCTTAGTTCCGAAAGGATGGTCGTTAAACAAAGCGACAGATACGTTTAACAAAACGTATGTTCAAACTCAATGTCAATTAGGGAATTTCATTCCTTTGGTTGGTTGTTTTGAAATGGTTTCAGAAACTCCAGATGCGACTACGCAAGAAAGTCAATCAGGGTTAATGGAAGTAGTAAGACAAGGGAAACCAACTTTTACTGCAACTTACAAGCAAGGATTAGCGTTCCAAAAGATTGCTTACTCTTATAATTCGTACCAACAATACGATACATTGATTACTTACGAAACTGGGTTTATCAAATGCGCTGAAAGTGTTGATGGTTTATCAATCAAAGGTTTAACAACAGGTATGTTGAACACAAATGGTTATACAGAAAACAATGGTACGAACTCAGCTTCTACTATTTTGAAATTTCAGATTACAAACCCATTTGAGTACAATCAGTATGTTAATTTATTGACCGATTTAGATTTTGACCCTACAACAGATATTTTTGGTATTACAGATGTAAATATTGTAGGTCGCGCTGATGCTTCAGACAATAAAGTTTACATTAAACCAACTTGGAAATGGAATGATTTGTTTACAATTACAGGATTAGCTGCTGCTAACTTAAAACTTTATGTAAATGGAGCTGCAAATACTATTGTGGGAGCAATTACTTATAATTCAACTACAAAAGAATACACAATAACGCCAACAGCTACTTTGGTTGCTGCCAATGTGGTTGTTGTAGAGTTATACGATAGTGTTGCTGGAGTAGTTACTGCCAAAGTAGGTAACAAATTTTACAAAGGAACTACTGGAAACGTTGTAACAGTAGCATAACCTTTAAATTATTAATTTATTAAAGGCGTTACATAATTGTTACGCCTTTTTTTTAACTTTGAAAAAAAATAAATTATGAGAATTTTTAATATTGAAATATTCGGAGAAGATAAAGAATGGTTTTGTAATTTAACAGTAACAGAACAAATTGATTGGATAAAAAACAATGCCAACCAATTAGACGATACTTTAATAAATGAGTTTTTATCAAATTCATTGCATAACCGAGAGGATTACTGCTACACTTGTAGAGGTAACAAAGAAAAAATATCAATCGCTAAAATTATAGAAAATGGGAATATCAGCCAAAGAATTTCAGAAGAGGTTGAAACCGTTGTTGAACCTTCAGAAACTCGAAAAGTTAGTAGAGGCAGAAGTAATAAAAAATGAAAAGGATTTAGTTCAGTATAAAAAAGGCGATTTATTAGATGGCGATATTTATGGTACTGGAGCAAAAAGAAACTATGCTTGGAAAGATTATGAAGATGAAAAGAGATTATTAAACCCACAAGCGGAAGGTAATGTCGATTTAATTTTAACAGGTAGGTTTATTGATAGTTTTTATTTATTGTATAGTACTGATGGAAAATATCTATTTGATGCCACAAATCCTAAAAAAGAAAAATTAATTACCCAATACGGAAAAGGTATAATGAGTATGAACCAAAAGAAGTTTAATAGATTTTTAGAAAGTTACGTTAAAGAAGATTTTGTAAAAGAAATAAAAAAACAATTAGGTCAGTAATGGCAAAGTATAACTCAATAGAAAACATACCAGCAAAATTATTCTTTGATATTTTAAATAGCAAAGATTATAGTTTATTGCAACCCAAAAACGAGGGAGAAGATTTACAATCGGTATTTACTTTGATATACGATGATTTTTTTATAAAGTCGGACAACCCCGAAGCAAAAAGATATTTAAGTTTAACGACCAATATAGCGTTTTTAGAGTACAAATTAGCAACGATAAAGCAAGTAATGGGGTTTGCCTATTTTTCTCAAATTACAGAGGAAATGAGGGTTAAATTATTAAATGCTTTGGAAGTAGGGTGTGGTATTTATATTGACAAAGATGCGGACTTTACAGATGAAGTAAAAAGGGTAATGCAAGTTGAAACTGGAATTATTGAAAATGATTTAACTTTTGAAAAATTGGAGTTAGATAATATGAGTAAAAAAAGTATTGATAAAGCATTTAATTTTTACGATAATATTGTTTCTTTGAGTAATATTCACGAAAGAAATATAGATGAAAGTATTACATTAGCGATGTATATTGCTATTGACAAATCAGCAAAACAAAAAATAAAAAAACAGAACAATGGCAAATGATGGTTTTATTGAGTTTTTAAGCCCTTCGGCTTTAACCGAGCTTAAAGAGGCAAGTGTATTAGTTGATAAATTAGCTACTCAAATAGCTTCTATTAATAAATTTAAAGCATCTACTTCTCCAAGTGGTGCTGATAACTCTATAAAAGCCATGAACGCTGCTTATAGAGAACAAGTAAATGCTTTAAAATTACTTAAACAAGAAACTGACAACGCTGCAAACGCTCAAATAAAAGCAAATCAAGTAAAAAAGTCTGATATAATATTATCAGAACAACAAAGAAAAGCGACAATAGCACAAGAACAAGCTACTAATCGTGAAGCATTAGCTAATCAACGGTTAAATTCTGCTTATAATCAACTTAATTCAGCAAGAGCAAAAGCAAAAAACACTTTAAGAGATTTAATAGCTTCTGAAAGCGCATCAAACGCAGAAATCCGAAAAGCACAAAGAGAATTTGACATATTAGATAAAAAAGTAAGACGTGCCGATAAAGCAGTAGGTGACTTTTCTAAAAGTGTGGGTAACTACAAGTCCGCTGTGGGTGGAGTAAGTAATTTAATGGGTGCTTTTGGAGTAGCTACTGGATTATACTTAGCTGCTGATATTGCTAAAAATATATACCAAACCACTAAACAATTACAATCAATGGACTTAGCATTGAAAATGGTTAGCGGTACTCAAGAAGAATTTACAACAAATCAAGTTTTCTTAACCAACTTAGCTGAACAATATGGTATTGAGATTAAGGGTTTAACTAAAAACTTTACCGAATTTTGGGTTGCATCTAAAGGTAAACTTGAAGCTGAACAAATAAAAGCAATATTTACAAGTATTTCTAAATCTGTTGCTATAATGGGATTATCCGTTGAGCAACAAGATAGTGCTTTCCTTGCATTACAACAAATGATGTCCAAAGGTACTGTACAAGCGGAAGAGTTGAAAAAACAATTAGGTAACGCATTGCCAGGAGCAGTTAAAGCTGCAACAATGGCTTACCAAGCGTTACACCCTGAAATGAAAGTGACGGAAGATTTGTTTATGAGGCATATGAAAGCGGGTAAAATATTATCCGCTGAATTATTGCCTGAATTAGCTAAAGCATACGAGAAATTATATGGTATTGAAACAATAAAACGTGCTGAAACATTACAAGCTGCTCAAGAAAGAATGGGTAATAGTTGGACAGCCATGGTGAGGTCTATGAACGAAAGTGAAACAGGTGGTATAAGTAAGTTTTTTAAATATTTAATAACAGCTGCTACAAACGCAATGAATATTTTAATAAGACTTAATACGTCTTGGAACGATTTATATCAACAAGCGGAGCAAGTGGGCTTCGAGTTTGGGGAAAAGTTATTTGAAAAATTTGCTAAAGGAAAATCAAAAGAGGAAATATCTAAAACTATGGAAGAACAATCTGCTGTAATGCAGTTTGAAATGAGAAAAGCAATGCGAAAAGTGGCTACTTTAGAAAAAGAACTAAGAGAAGAAAGTGCCTTTTCTTTAACTAACCCTTTTGGTAAAAGTAGAAATGATAAAAAAGAAGAAATTGAAAAATTAAGAAATGATATTGCTCAAGCAGAAGGGTATTTAAATGCTTATGAAAATTTCTTAAAGAAAAAAGATTTTAAAAAACCATTAGTTCCTAAAACAGAAACAAAAGAGCAAATTAAAGAGAGAGAAAAAATAGCAAAAGATGCTGCTCAATTAGCTGAAAAACGCAGAAAAGACGAATATGATTTAGAAGTTTCAAATATTAAAAGAGAAATAGAAAGATCTAAAGATAAATTTAATATTGTAGAGGAATTAAATAAAAATGAATTAGGTTATTTTGAAAATGGTATTGCTAAAAAAATGAAGTTATCAATGGATTTAGCAATATTAGAGTTAAAATTAGCTCAAAAGGTTGCTGATGAAAAAATAAGATTAGCAAAAGGCAACAAAGCTCTTGGTATTGCTTCTATTACTGGCGGAGATATTGTTGCGCAAAATGAATATGCAACAGAATCAGTTAATATTGCTGAAAATTTTACCAATAGAATGGATAAGATTAACAAAGATTATTTCAAGTCTATGCAAGAATCTGTGCCTGCGGATTGGAGTTCTAAAACGCCAACTATGTGGACGCCTGAACAAATAAAACAAGCAGAAGAAGATGCTAAAAAAATAGCTGAAATACAAAAAAGATTACAAGACGAATTTAGAAATTACATTCAAAGTTTTGGACAAGATTTTTTTAGCAATGCAGGTTTTGGAGAAACATTTGACTTCTTTTTAAGAATGGATGAAAATGGCAAAACTATGTTTGACAAACTTGGTAAATTAGCTGATGGTTCAGTTGAAAAATTCGCCGCTACATTCCAAGCAATATCAGAAACCGCACAAGAGGCATTTAATTTTATATCCAACGCTTCACAGGAAAACTTTGATGAGGAATATGCACGACTAGAAGAGCAAAAGAATATAGCGTTATTATTTGCTGGAGAAAGCGCAAGTGCAAAAGCGGAAATCGAAAGAGAATATGAAGAAAGAAAAAAAGCTATTGCTAATAGAGAAGCAAAGGCAAAGCAAAAACAAGCTATATTTAATATTGCTATTGACACCGCACAAGGTATAATGGCTGCTGTAATGAAATCACCACTAACAGGCGGGTTGCCTTGGAGTGCAATAGTTGCTGCTATTGGAGCTGCGCAAATAGCTATGGTTTCATCGCAACAAATACCTCAATATTGGAAAGGTACTGATAATGCAGAAGGTGGTTTGGCATGGACACAAGAAAAAGGGCGTGAGATAATTACCGACAGTCAAGGTAGAGTAAAATCAACAGGTAGCGATAAAGGAGCTAAATTAACAATGCTTTCTAAAGGAGATAAAGTCTTTACTGCCGAAAAGTCAGCCATGATGTTTGATAATAGCTTAAATAGTATGTTATTAAACAACGGAATAGTTATGCCAAAGATTGAAGTATCTATGGATGCTGAAAAGATAACTAATGAAATTAAGGCGTTAGCTAATATTATTGCAAATAAAGAAGGTTTAACTATTGTAAGAGATGAACGTGGAGAGCGTAAATTTTTACGCAAACAAGCTGAAACAAAGGAGTTATTGAATAACGTTTTAACATATAAAGGAATAGATGTTTAAGCATTTTTTAAATTTTATTAGTTTACCCGATATTGGCACTATTGAAATAGGTGAGCCGATTGGCTTTGACAAAGCTAGTTACAAAGTAAAACAAGATGACAAACGTTTTGGTCGTGATATTATAATCGCAAATGAAGATACTGAACTAACTTTTACTCGGGATTTTTTTGAGCAAATGACAATAAGTCAAATATTACCTAATGGAAACATTTTTAATAATGCTTCTTTAGGTTTTGATTATTTGATTGACATTTTCAATAATGATGGTTTTGAGGGTAAAGTAGAGTATATTATACAAAAAGACAATATTACTTTTAGTACTGGGATTTTCAGCTATTCGACTGCAAGTGTTGAGTTTGATAATATTAAAGTTAAGATAATTCAAAATACCAATAGAGAAATTATTAAGCGTTTAGAAGATACTGATATAAATGCTTTTAATGATACGGCTTTAGATGGTAGAACTATAACTTCTTGTGAAACTACTAATATACTTTTAAAAGCAAAACCGATAATTCAAGAAAGTGTTTGGAGTGCTCCTACGAATGATTTTGTTTTATCGCAATGTGTTGACACTGTTACTGGGTTACTTGCATCTTTTTGGTTTAATAACGTTAGACAAATAGAAAAAAGCGAAATAAGAAACACATTAACAAATTTTGATTTATTTTCACAAAGAGTTTCAAATAATTGGTCGCCAAGTTTAGATAATTTTAGAATTATAAAAACAATAAATTCTTTAAAAAATGTAAAAGCAACAATAGAACTACATTTTAAAACGGAAGTTTTAACTGAGCAAGGTTTCCCATCTATAAGCAGAGTATTTGGTTATATAGTAAAAGGTGCTTTTGGAACTACTTTTTTAGATAATTTTTACAATGCAGGAACAGGAACAGGAGTACAAGCAAACACTTATAATTTTTATCAAAGTGGATTAGTAGGAACTGGAACACCACCAGCTGGTCAAACAATTTCAATTTCAAGTGAAGTAAATACTGTTTTTAATGTAGATATAGGAGATTTAGATGTTGGAAGTCAGCTATGGTTTGTTTTTGCCTGTTCATCAAATCAAACTTTGACTATATTAAAAAACACACAAATAAAAACAAAGTTAAGCATAACGGCTACTGCTATTGCTATTGATACAGTAGTAAAAGGAGTTCGATTAATTGATTTAGTTAAGCACAATGTTAAAAGTTTAGCCGATGTAGAAGTAATTGCACCCGATTATGATGTAAACGGAGAACACTACGACAATTTTGCTTTTAATGGATTATTATTAGGACAAATAACAGATAAACCATTTAACAACAAATTTAAAGAGTTAATCGGATTTACTGATGAAACTTGTAGCGATTATCAAGTCAATCCAAATACAGTTGAAATACTGCCTTACAATGACTTTTATACCGATGAATTATTGGCTGAATTTGAAGAGTTACCAAGTTTTAGCACAAACACTAAGTATAACAAAAGATATACTCTTAAAACTGCTGATTTTAAGTATAAGCGTTCAAGTTCCGAAAGAGAAACAAACGGACAAAACTCTATTGATGATGTACATACTGAAACTCAAAAGTTTATAACAGATACAGTTGATAGCAATTTAAAAGTAGAAATTAATCATATTAGAAGTGCGTTTTTGATTGAACAAGCTCGACAAAGGGCGTTTGATAATCAACAAACGACATCATTACAGAATGATGACAATTTGTTTTTATTAAAATGCGTTCCACTCGCACCAAGTAGCGAGGGTGGTTTTAGTGCGGTGTTGCTACAGCAAGTTGACACTACAACTAATAATCTAAAAATATTAAACAATAACATTGATGGAGATGGAATTGATTTTAACTGGATTTTATTAGGTTTCAAAGTTGGAGATGCTTTTTATATTGACTTAGGCACAAATGCAGGAGTTTATACAGTAATATCGATTACTTCAACAATATTGGAATTAGATAAAGTTGTTGGAGTGGCTACATTTACAGGAGAAGAGTTTATAAAGCTAAGATGGTATTTTACCGATGTAGTATATACCAATCAAACAAACGAGGGATATACTTTAATAGAAGGAGTTGCAAATCCTACGGATTACTCAAATTTAGATTATAGCTGGGCAAGAAATATACAACGTTGGTTTCCATATTTAGCAACAGCAACAAAGTTTAAACCAAACGGAATAATTAAAACAGCTTCTTTTAAGACAAATGGCAATTTAATTACTCAAAAGTTTGGAGAAAGTCAAAGTTTATCAGATAGTGGCGATATTACAAATAGCGTTATTTCAATACAAAAAATATTAAATCCTAACATTCACTCGGTAAAAGTTTATGCACCTTTTGATGAAGTAACAGAATTAATAGATGACATACAAAATAAAAAAGGATATGTTAAAGTGAACTTAAATGATGGTAGAACTGTAAAAGGGTACGTAAAAGAATTAGATTATAGTTACATAAAAGAGGAGTTAGATTTAGATATTGAGGAAAAATTTGAGGGCGATTTTATGGAAATTACAAGTGCTGGAATTACGTTTCCACAATATCCAAATAAAAATAATTTAAATTCATTCCAAATTAATAATAATTTTGTAGTTTTGTTTGATGAAAATGAAAATCAGTTATATCCACCTGTAAGATTTACAAAAATAAAGATTAACGGAGTGCAATTTACAGATTTAACAGCGTTTACAGATGCTTTGACTACATTGATAGGATAACAACACAATTACTGTCGTGAGACAGAGATTTTATTTATGCAAGATTTGAGTTTTATTCGGCTTGAGCCAAACTTCCAAGATGCGAAGAACACAGGGCAAAGTAATATGGCTTCAATATTCTTTAATGGTCAAATTTGTTTAAGCCCGAATGAAACTTATTTACAAACTACAAATACAAAACTTGGAATTGCTTTTGATGGTAACTATCAAGTTACTATTATTAATTGCGATGGTTTACAATTACAAGACATTACTTCAAAAGTAGCTATAAACGAAAGAACTATTAATGGACTTCCTCAAATAGATTTTGAGATTGTTAATATTAATTCTGATTACTACGCTAAAACTGTATTTTTAAAATTTAGGCATACTGTATCAAATTACGTTTGGTATTCCAACCCTTTAAATATTACCAATTACTTTATAAATGAAAGCTCCCGTTTTGATTATAAAAACGCTACCGATACATTTTACCAATCAATCCGCTTAAAGACTTATTTTACTGTACCCGATGCAGAAAGTCAATCAAGCGAATATGTTACTTATGAGGGTAAAAAACTTACTTCAAGATTAATTACAACCGATTTAGAAAAATACATTTTTGATAAAATTGATAATTTCACTTATAGAAGGTTAAATAATCTATTGAGCAGAAATGTCATTTACATAAATGGTAATCGAGTTACGGACAAACAAACTATACCAAGTAAAGATAGAATTGCAGATAGTAATATTTTCAATATTGATTTTAAAGTAGCTATTGATTATAATGAAAATTATTTAAGTGAATTACAGATATTTGGTGTTTTTGATTTGATTAATAAACAACCTTTTGGAAGTTATACTTTAGCTTCTTTGCCGAGTGTTTTTACAGGAACTTTTAACAGATTATTCACAAAAGAAATCGGCACAATAAAACTTTATAAAGATAACACTTTACTAAATACTTACAATTTAGCAAATATAACTGTTTCGGGAGTTAACTTTACTTTACCATTAACTGGTGTTGTTGTGGCAAATGGAAGTTATTATTTGAATATTGATAACGGATTGTTTAAAAGCAGTTTGGGAGAAGTATATCAAGGTATTTCAAATACAACTGATTGGGCGTTTGTAGTTTCAAGTGGAGAATACAGTAATACAGATTACAATAACGAATATTTAATAAATTAAGATATGGCAACAAAAGCGGGTTTAATAAGCGCAATAAACGGATTTATAACATCTGTTGTAAATATTACAAAGCATAGAAATTCTATGTTAGAGTTAGTTAATGAGTTGTTTCAAACAACCACTATTCAAACAATTACAACTGGTACAGATGTTTTTTGGTGTAGTTTAAGATATAAAAAAATTGGCAACATTGTTTTTATAGATGGGTCAATAACTTCTAAATATACTCAAGCAGTTGAGAATTTGGATTTGATAACTATTCCTAATAGTTTATTTTTTGCAAAGTCATTACAACTCACAGCATCAATAGGATTAGTTACATATACTAGTAGTATTGCTCAAGATTTTCGATTTATATATTTTGAAAATGACAAAATAAAACTAAACGGTTCAATAAGTCAAAACCAAACAATATTTATTAATGCTCACTATCAAACAAACGATTAATTATGGCAAATATTAACTGTGTACGAATAAGTGCAAATGATTTTAGCGAAAATATACTAAGTAAAAAAGCATCTTTTGATTATGGTGTAGATTATACTGTAAATTCAGGAAGTGGATTAGTAGAATTACAAAACATTGAGAATTATACATCCGATGTTAACGTTTTTAAAGGTGTTAATTCCTTAAAGGTAACAAATACAAATTACAAAGTTACGGACTTAGTATTTTCAAGTCCTAGCGGTTTAGATAAAGTTCAAGTTGATGCTCCAACAAATGCTTTTATATCTCTCTATGTTTTAAATCCAATAGTAACAGCTATTAATACTAATATCAAGTTAGAGGTATTTATGGATGGAAGTCCTACTAATGTTTATTTTTTTCCTTTAAATAGTACTACACTTCCTGACGATAACGAATGGAGTAGAATAGGTCAAAATATATTTTTAGACAGCGGTTTTGTTTATACTTTTAGATGGACATTACAAAAAGATGCTGCAAGCGTTCCTACAAGTAGAACAATTTATATTGATGGTTTTTGTATTCAAAGATTAAATCAAAATAGCTTAGGATTTCAACCTTATTTATATCCAAAAGATATATTATTAACAACTTCTCAAACTATTGACGTGCCAAGTATTTCAAGTAATAGTAATTACGTTGTTGAAGTTACATTAACTGGAGCAAGTGTTGGAGATTACGTTCAAACTACATATCCAGCAGAATTAATAACTTTAGGGATTATAGTAGGAGTTCCAATAGTTACAGCAACCGATACTGTAAAAATGATTTTACACAATCATAGTGGTGCTTCGGTAAATCCAGCAAGTGGCAGTTATATTTTTAAAATAGTAAAATGAGTACATTAACAATAAGAAAAAAGAGTTTAAAGACTTGGTTGCATACAGATAGCATTTTAGGTGATTTTATCATTTCAAAATTCTATTTTAGTACTGATAATGTTTCTTTTCAAATAGTCGAACAAGGGCAAAGTAAACGAGTAATTTATTATATAACAGATATTACTTTATATGCTTTGCCGAGTGGTGGAACTGCTGAAACATTTACTACTATAACTCAATTATCATTAAGACTTGAAGAATTAAATTACCCCGCTTTTCAATACGATGGGCAGATTACTTCTATTGCTAATTTAATCGATGCTGGAACAGGAGTAACTATTACTGGAGATGGAACGGAAGCAAATCCTTATGTTATAAGTGCAACAGGCGGTGGCGGTTCGCAAAACCTTCAACAAGTA